GAGTAAACGATAAAGGTTGGTCGTTCTTGTGGGCTTTTGTTCAGCGGTAATGCGAATAACGGTGCGAATGCAGGCTTCGTCTATGCGAACTCGAATAACACCCCCTCGAATACGAATGCGAACATCGGCTCTCACCTATGCTAACGAAATAAGGGGAGCGACGACCCTGCCTCTCGGCAAAAGATTTCAAGTAACCCGAAAGGTGTCGGTAGGAACGCCTGTTGTATTGGCTACCGAAGACTCCGATTAAGAAAAGCAAAGAACAATGAAACGTATAGGAAATTTATACGAAAAGATAATCTCGGTGGAGAACCTCCGACTGGCTGACGAAAAAGCCCGTCGGGGGAAGCTCCGCAGCTATGGTGTCCGTTTCCACGACCGCAACCGTGAAGCGAACATACAGGCTCTGCACGAGGCTTTGCTGACAAAAACGTTCAAGACATCGCCCTACGAGGTTTTCACTATCTACGAACCCAAGGAGCGTGTCATATTCCGTCTTCCGTACTATCCCGACAGGATAGTGCATCACGCCATTATGAATGTCCTCGAACCGATATGGGTGTCCGTGTTCACGCACAACACCTACTCGTGCATCAAGGATAGAGGTATTGAGGGCTGCGCACGCCACGTCGGAAAGATGATAAGACGTTACAAGGGAAAGCCCCTGTACTGCCTTAAAATCGACATCCGCAAGTGTTATCCGTCCATAAGCCACGATGTTCTGAAACGGCTTGTCCGCAGGAAAATCAAGGACAGAGACCTCCTGTGGCTGCTTGACGAAATCATAGACAGTGCGCCTGGTCTGCCGATAGGCAACTACCTGTCGCAGTACCTCGCCAACTTGAACTTCGCCTACTTCATGCACTGGGTGAACGAAACCCTCAAATTGGAGTGCGAGGAGTATGCCGATGATTTTGTTTTCTACAGCGACAGCAAGGAGCGGCTTCACAAGGTGTTCCCACAGATACGGAGGTACATCGAAGAGGAGCTGCAACTTACCGTCAAAAGCAATTGGCAGATATTCCCTGTTGCCGAGAACCGCTACGACAGGCACGGCAGGGCAATAGATTATGTCGGGTACAAATTCTTCCGACGACAGAAACTTATCCGCAAGGGTATCAAAAAGAACCTGTGCCGCATGGTCGCACGCTTGAACAGACGGCAACCGCAACTACCGCCAAAGGAGTACAAGCAGCGCATCTGCTCTTGGCTCGGCTGGGCGAAGCACAGCAACTCGAAACATTTATTACAAACAATAATTCCGAAAGATTATGCAAGCATTTTATGACAACAAGCCCTCGAAGTACGAGGCAGTGGGCAACGGCAGTTATCTGTACCGTTACAACATCCAAGAGGTAGAGCAGACTGACACGCAAGAGGAGGCTGCTACGGAGACACGCAAGCAGTGGTCGTGCGAGGAAGTGACCGTGTGGTCGCCTGTATCGAGCAACAAGATTACACAGGCAGTCATCGCCGACAGGTGGGACAGCGACTACGAGCAGAAACTTGTCAACGAGTACAACGGAGCGCAGCTGGGCGTGTACACGGACGAGGAGGCGGAGGCTATCATCGCCAAGTACAAGACGTTCCTCACGGAGCGTGCCGAGTTGAAGAAGACCATTGACGCAGACTGCGAGGAGCTGGGTATCAAATAACACAAACACAGGAGAGGAGGGTTGGACTATGGCAAAGCGGTTTAGTGAGCTTGGTATCAAGCAGCAGGACAGCAGAAAGATTTTCAACTGTCAACAGGTGTCAATCACTGACATCTTGAACTATGAGATAGAGGTTATCGACTTCTTGCCCGATGTGAAGACACAGCACGGCGAGGGTCGATACCTCGTTCATTACCGAATGGAGGACGGCGGCGAGGAGGGGAAGTTCTTCACGAACTCGCAAGCCCTCAAAAGCTGCCTCGACCAAGTACGTGAGGAGGATTTTCCGTTCATAACCGTCATCAAGGCTACGAAATGCGGAAAAGGTAAGATATATCAGTTCACGTAACGGGGGAGAAAACGATTTCAAGCCGTATGTGGCGTTATCTTTCAAAATGCTTATAACCATACCATTTCAAAAAGAAAACGGCACACAGGGCGAATACGAATAAAATAACTATCATTATCGCACAATCAAATGAAGATATACAACAGCAGCGACCAATTAATCCTCGATGTGCAGGTGGATGACACCAGCTACCGACATCGGGTCATTAAGGGCGACCATAACTTGACGCTCAAATACGCCCTTGCCGAACACTGTGAGTTGCCTGTCGGGGCATACTGCCTGTATCAAGGGCAGCGGTACACGCTCGAACGTCCCGAGGCATTGAAGATGAAGCACAGCCGCAATTTCGAGTACACCGTCACTATGGAAGCCTACCAATCGAAATCCAAGATATGGAAGTTCCGCAACCCTGTGGACGGACGGCTGAAATTCTCGCTGACAGCCAAGCCGATAGAGCACCTTCAGATGTTCGTTGACAATATGAACCGCAGGGACAGCGGATGGACTGTCGGGGACTGCATCGACGCAGCCGAACATCTCATCAGCTACGACCACGACTACTGTTGGGATGCGCTGACGAAACAGGCTTCGGAGTTTGAGACGGAGTTCGAGATTGTCGGCAAGCGTGTGTCGCTCCGTAAGGTGGAGTACAACAAGAGCACCCCCCTGCCGCTCTCCTACGGCTGCGGCAACGGCTTCAAGGCTGGGTTGGGACGGAGCAACAGCAGCGACACGCCGCCTGTCGAAATCCTGTATGTACAGGGCGGAGAGGACAATATCGACCGCTCCAAGTACGGCAACGGCGAGCTGCTGCTGCCGAAAGGACAGACGATTTCCTACGACGGGGAGCATTTCGAGGACGAGACAGGCTACAACGCTGCCAACGCACGCCGCTACATCGTGGATGACTTGGGGCTGTCCCTGCGTCGTGCCGACAAAGCCCCGTCCTCGCTTGCGGAAGACAGCCTCGATGCATCGGACATCTATCCGAAGCGTATCGGAAAAATCAGCAGCGTAGTGACGGTGGACGCAGACAACCACTTCTACGACATCATAGACAGCAGCATTCCCCAAAACCTAAACTATGAGGACTGTCTTATAGCAGGAGAGACGATGACCATCATCTTCCAATCGGGTATGCTCGCAGGGCGTGAGTTCGAGGTGAAATACTACCACGAGGCGAAGACCGTCAAGGGCGTGAAGAAAGCCGCCCGACGTTTCGAGATAGTGCCGCAGGAGATAGACGGCGTGACGATGCCCGATGCAACGTTCCTGCCGAAAGCAAACGACACCTACGCCGTGTTCAATGTGATGCTCCCCGAGGCTTACATCTGCGACAACGACACGAAATCGGGTGCGGAGTGGGATATGTTCCGCACTGCCGTCAAATATATGTTCGACAACGAGGAACAGAAATTCACGTTCACAGGCGAACTCGACGGCTTGTGGGCGAAAAAGGATTGGACGAACATCGGAGGGCGCATCGTCCTCGGTGGTTACATCCTGTTCCACGACGAGCGTTTCCAAGAGGAGGGCGTGCTTGTGCGCATCACAGGCATAAAGGACTACATCAACAAGCCGCACAGCCCTGTAATCGAAATTTCCAACGACACCGTAAGCAGCAGTTTCTCCAGCGACCTAAAGAAGTTGGAGGGAGAGGAAGTTTTCGTAGAGCAGAACCACCGCAACGCTTTGCAGTTCACCAAACGCCGCTTCCGTGACGCTCGGGAGACGATAGAGCTGCTCGAAGCCTCTCTGTTGGATAACTTCACGAACAGCATCAGCCCGATAGCCGTACAGACAATGGCAATGTTGGTGGGCGATGAAAGCCTCCAATATTATTTTTGGAATGACCCTGCCATTACCTATGACAGCAGCACAAAGCAACTTAGTGCCGACGGAGGACTGATGACACACATGACGCTCGGCATAACCTCCTTGGCATCTTCGCACAATTACTCCGAGTACAAGAGCTGGACGGTGTCTTCGTACACCTCCTCCGTATTGGATGACGCAAGCAAAAAATACTATTTTTACATCAAGGCTTCCAAAACGGCACAGACCGCTGAGTTCATCCTGTCGGAGACGGCAATAGGGATGTACAGCTCCAAGGACTACTATTATTTCCTCGTCGGCATACTCAACAGCGAGTACGAGGGGGAGCGCAGCTTCGCTTCCCTGTACGGCTTCACGGAGATACTGCCTGGGCGGATAACCACCGACAGGGTTGTCAGCAGCTCGGGCGACAGTTATTTCGATATGCTCGCCAACGCACTGAAGCTCGGTGACGCTCTCGACTTCAACTCGCAGGGCGACGGCAAGCTGCGTCTGCGTGGAACGCTCGTTCAGAGCGAGGCAGGAACGGAGAGTTACATCGGCTGTTACCGAGGCGTGTATAACAGCTCATACACCTATTACAATGGAGATGAGGTGTCGTACACCTACAATGGTGTCAC